CAAGGTGCAACGGGAACAACTGGATCTCAAGGTACAACAGGAACTACAGGATCCCAAGGTACAACCGGAACAACAGGGTCTCAAGGTGCAACTGGTTCTCAAGGTACAACAGGAACAACTGGTAATACTGGTTCCCAAGGTACAACAGGAACTACCGGATCCCAAGGAACCACCGGTACTCAAGGAACAACAGGAACAACTGGTGCTCAAGGAGCAACAGGAACACCGTTTGGTGGTGGAACATTTTCTGGTGCTGTTTCTTTTGGTGGTAATACAATATCATACTTTAGAGAAGGTGCATCAGCTTATACCAACTCTTCAACTGCTGTTACTTTAACATCAACAGATAACGTACAAAGAATAACTTTAACTGCTAACACAACAATTACATTGCCATCAAGTCAACCTGGTGCAACGGGTGTAAGAACATTTGTTGTTGCTTGTAAGCAGGATGCAACAGGTGGAAGAACAGTAGCGTTTGCAGCACCTGCTGGTGAAGCTCTTGTTTATAATAACAGCGCTTCATTACCAGCTGCTTCTACTGGTGCAAGCAAAATTACAATATACATATGTACAAAATTTGATAGTGATACTAACTGGTATATTTCTCAATCGTTTATACAGGCTTAATATTATTATATAAATAATGCAGTAACAATGAAAAAAGGTGAATTGAATGACAAACATTATTTTAAAAGAATTAGATTTTGATATTGTTCCATTAATTGTTGATGCTAAGTCAACTGGTGGAACTGGATTGATGAACCCATCAATCTTTATTGATAACAATAAGATTTTTGTAAACGTCCGACACGTTAATTACAATTTATATCATTCTGAAAGTGAAAAAGTTTCTCTTTTTTACGGTCCTCTCAACTATCTTCATCCAGAAGATGATATTACTCTAACAACTAAAAACTTTTTATTAGAGTTAGATAAAGATCTTCAAACAACTAAATGTCAATATGTTGAAACATCTAAACTTGATGTTAAACCACTTTGGGAATTTATTGGGTTAGAAGATTGTAGATTGTTTAAGTGGGATGATAAAATGTATCTTTGTGGTGTTAGACGAGATACAACGACTAATGGTAAAGGACGGATGGAGTTATCTGAAATAACAATAACAGATGGTAAGGTTGAAGAAATTTCAAGATTTAGAATTCCTGCTCCTTTACAAGATGATAGTTATTGTGAGAAGAACTGGATGCCTATTCTTGACCTTCCTTATCACTTTGTTAAATGGTCAAACCCAATTGAGGTTGTTAAAGTTGATCCAGAAGCTAAAACATGTGAGCAGGTCTATCTAGGAACGCATACACCAGGGTTCAAAGACTGGCGTGGTGGATCACAAGTGTTTACTTGGAAAGATCGTTACTGCGCTGTTATTCACGAAGTTGATTTATTTAAAACAGAATCTGGTAAAAAGAATGCAATATATAAGCATCGGTTTTTAATTTGGGATAAAGAATGGAATTTAATTAAGAAATCAAAACCATTTTCGTTCTTTGGTGGTATGATAGAATTTTGCTGTGGTGGAACTGTGTACAATGATAAGGTTCTTTTGACATTTGGTTTTCAAGATAATGCTTGTTACATTGTTTCGTTTAATGAAAATGACTTGGAAGATTACATCAATGAATAAACAATTACTATTAAATTATATTGAAAATAGCAATGATGAAAATTGTTTTCAACTTGCTCAAGACTATGAATCTGTGCAACAGTATGCTGCTGCAATTTCTTTTTATCTACAAGCAGGGGAAAGATCACAAAACAAAGACTTAGCATACGAGGCAATGTTGCGTGTTGCATTATGCTTTATTCGTCAAGGTAGACGAGAGTTTAGTACAAAGTGTTTATTACAACAGGCAATATGGCATTCACCAACAAGACCAGAAGCATACTTTCTTTTAAGTAGATGTATGGAATGGACACATCAATGGTTTGAGTGTTATACATATGCTGTATTAGGAATGACAGCTCATGATAAATCCGTTACACCTTTAAGAACATATGTTGAGTATCCAGGTGACTATGGTTTGTTGTTTCAAAAAGCTGTTGCATCTTGGTGGTGTGGTAAGACAGATGAATGTAGAATGTTATATCAAGAATTAATTTCAAAACATGGCAGTGAATTTGATGATGCTCATGCTAGAGCTGTTCAATCAAGTGTTACATCAATTGGGTTAAGACAATATGATGCATTCAATCCTTATTCAATTGAACAAAAAGATAGATTAAAATTTAAATTTAATGGGTATGATCAAATCAAACAAAATTATTCTCAATGTCATCAAGATATGTTTGTTCTTAGTATGTTAAATGGCAAACGTAATGGTAAGTATTTTGAGGTTGGTGCTGCAGATCCATATTACGGTAGTAACACAGTATTGCTTGAAAAAGTATTTGGTTGGACTGGTCATTCAATTGAAATTAAACAAAGTGAAGTTGATAAGTTTAGATTGGAAAGATCTAATCCTGTTCATTGCTTAGATGCAACTAAAATTAACTACAGAACATTCCTAAGAGGTTTAGGTATGGGTAATGTTTTTGATTATTTGCAACTTGATTGTGAACCACCAGCTGTTACATTTGAAATATTATTAGGAATTCCTTTTGATGAATTTAAATTTGCTGTAGTTACTTTTGAGCATGATTTTTATACAGACGTTACAAGATCATATAAAGAAAAATCTCGTAAGTATCTTCTTTCTCAAGGATACGAATTGGTTGCTGGTGATATTGCTCCTAATTCGTGGTCTAGTTTTGAGGATTGGTGGGTTCATCCAGAATTGGTTGATAGAGAGATTATTGATAAAATGAAAAGTATTCCCAAAGAAGCACAAAGTAGTACAGTATATCTTTTAAATAATTAAACAGAAATACCCTTGTAATTTGTGTAGAATAGTAACATATAAATACTTGTGAAACAATAATAAAACCAATTTCAGGAGTATTTTATGTCTGTTCCAGCAACAAGAAATGATTTTAAAGAATATTGCCTGCGCAGAATTGGTAAACCAGTAATAGAAATTAATGTGGACGATGATCAAGTTGATGATCGTGTAGATGAAGCATTAAAGTATTACTGGGATTATCACTTTGATGGTTCAGAAATGACGTATTATAAACATCAAATTGTGTCTGCAGATAAAACTAACAAGTATATAACATTACCAGAGAACATTATTGGGGTGGTTTATTTGTTCCCAATTGGGGATCCTTCTGTTTCTAGTGATGATTTATTTAACATCCGCTATCAAATTGCTTTGAATGACTTGTATACATTAACAAGTGTATCAATGATTCCTTACTATACAGCTATGGAACATATTGCATTCTTACAACAAATGTTAGTTGGTAATCAACCAATCCGCTACAGTAGACATAAAAATATTGTTTACCTTGATATGGATTGGGAAAAAATTAACATTGGAGATTTCATTCTTGTACAAGCATATCAAGTTGTTGATCCTACAGTATATACAGATGTTTGGGGTGATCGTTGGTTACAAAACTATTGTTCAGCTTTAATTAAAAGACAATGGGGATCAAATCTTACAAAATTTGAAAATCTTCAACTTCCTGGTGGCGTGACATTTAATGGTCAAAAAATATATGATGATGCAGATGCGGAAATCAAACAAATGGAAAAAGATATGATAAACAGCTACTCATTACCAGTCATGGATATGGTGGGCTAGTTTAATGGCAACGTCAATATACTTTAACAATTTTAATTCTAGTCAAGAGCAACAATTAATTGAGGATCTTGTTTACGAATCAATTAAAATTTACGGATTCAACGTAAAGTATATTTTGCGTGATCTTCAAGACTATGATAAAATTTACGGTGAAGATAGACAGACATCCAAGTATACAAGAGCATTTGAAGTTGATATGTATGTTAAGAATGTAGATGGATTTCAAGGTGACGGGGACTTCTTGTCTAAATTTAATCTTGAAATTAGAGATCAAATTACATTAACAATGTCAACAAGAACATTCAGATCCGAAATAGGACCATACGGTGGAATTACAAGACCACGTGAAGGTGATTTAATTTATTTGCCTTTTTCTAATGTTAAAAAATGTTTTGAAATTAAATTTGTAGATCAAGAACCAGTATTCTATCAACTTGGTAGTCTACAAATGTATGATCTTCGTTGTGAGTTGTTTGAATACAATGGTGAATATTTTAATACAGAAGATGCAGAAATTGATGCTTTATATGTTGAAAATTTCTTGGGCTCACCATTCTTCTTTACAGAAGCGGGTGAATTCTTATGGACAGAAGCTGATGAGGATATGTTTGTTCAAGGGTACGGAGATTTGATTGAGACAACAGACTCTGCTTCAGAAAATGAAACTATACAAAATGAAGCAAATGAGTTTCTTGATTTTTCAGAAACAAATCCATTCAGTGAAGGCGGGAGATTTTAATGTTTGGTCACAAATTCTATCACGGAACAATACGCAAATATATTACACTATTTGGTACATTGTTTAATGACATTGAAATAGATCGTGTTACAGGGGATGGATCTTATTATCAAACCATTCGTGTTCCTATTGCATACGGACCTAAAGAAAAAGTATTAGCAAGATTAACTCAAGATCCTGAATTGAATAGAAAATATGCTGTATTGTTGCCAAGAATGTCTTTTGAACTAACAAATATTAATTATGCTAGTGATAGAAAACTGCCAACAATAAACAGAAATAGAAAAATAGTTGATGGATTAGAGAAAAGTGTAGTCACACAATATAATCCTGTTCCTTACGATTTAATGTTTACATTGAGTATAATGGTTAAAAATGCTGAAGATGGTACAAGAATATTAGAACAAATACTTCCTTACTTTAGACCTGAATGGACCCCAACAGTAAATCTTGTTCCTGAAATGGGAATAACAATGGATACACCTATAATTCTTATGGATGTTGTATCCCAAGATACATATGAAGGAGACTTTACTGAACGACGTTCATTAACATGGACATTAAATTTTCTATTAAAAGGTTACGTATTTGGACCTGTTAGCGAGACAGGTATTATCAATGTTGCTAATGTTAATTTTTATGATGCAACATTATTTGATGATATTAATACTGCTCCTAACAATGCCATAATTTTAGAGAATGTAAATATAAAGCCTGGATTACTAGCCAATGGACAACCAACGTCTAATGCTTCATTGTCTGTAAGTAAAGATTTGATTCAAGCTAACGATAACTATGGATATATTATTACTAAAACATGATGAATGATAAAATTGCGCAGTCATTGGGATTAAGCCCAATTGAAAAAGAAATGCAGGGACAAGTAATTGTAACCTCTTCACCCAACAATACTACAGAAATAGATTTTGACTATGCTCGTGGTCAAATGCTTAATGTTATTGAAAAGGGACAAGAAGCTCTTGATGGGATTCTTGATATAGCTCAAAGATCTCAACAACCAAGAAGCTATGAAGTTGTTTCTGATTTAATTAGAACAATTGCTCAAACAAACAAAGATCTATTAGAGTTGTCAAAACAAAAGAAAGACCTTGAGAAAACAGATGGACCAAAAACAATTAATAATAACATGTTTGTTGGATCTACATCTGAATTATTAAAAATGCTAAAAGATAATGACAACAGTAAATGATGCTTATCATGGTAATAGACATCTAAAGAAAACAGATGTACCAATAAGCTTCACCCAAAAAGAAATTAGGGAATTTGGCAAATGTGCTAGAGATTCTCTGTACTTCATTGAAACATATGTAAAAATTATTAACGTTGATGAAGGTATTATCAACTTTAAACCATATGATTATCAAAAGAAAATTATTGAAACATCAGTATCAGAGCGTTTTGTTGTTTGTAAACTTCCTCGTCAAGCTGGTAAGACTACAGCAATTGTTGGTTTAATACTGTGGTATATTCTTTTCAATGAAGATTATGCTATTGCAATCTTGGCTCATAAGTTGGTTCAAGCACAAGAAATTCTTTCAAGAATTCAGCTTGCCTATGAAAATCTTCCTAAATGGTTACAGCAAGGTATTGTAGAATGGAACAAACGTAACCTAGAACTAGAGAATGGTTCTAAGATACTTGCCTCTTCAACAACATCAAGTGCTGTTCGTGGAGGATCTTTCAACCTTGTATACTTGGACGAGTTTGCTTTTATTCCAAACAACATGCAAGAGAAGTTCTTTTCATCAACATATCCAACAATTTCTTCTGGTAAAACAACAAAAGTATTAATTACATCAACACCAAATGGCTTGAATCTGTTTTACAAGATATGGCGTGATAGTGAGCTTGATAGAAACAACTACAAGCGGATTAGTGTTCATTGGTAAGAGGTTCCAGGTAGAGATGAGGCTTGGAAACTAGAGACAATTAGAAACACTAGCGCTGATCAATTCCGTGTAGAATTTGAATGTGAATTTGTGGGTTCTTCATCAACATTAATTCATCCTGATATTCTTAGAATGCTTGTATCAGAGAATGCTGTTGTAAATCATGGGGATATTAGAATATATGAAGAGGTAATAAAAGATAATCTATATGTAATGACAGTAGATACTGCAAGAGGATTAGGTAATGATTACTCCGCTTTTGTTATATACAATGTATCATCTGTACCTTATAAGGTAGCAGCAACGTATAGGTCTAATACTATATCCCCACTCCTGTTACCCACGATTATACAGTCAGCGGCTGAAAAATACAACAGTTGTTTTGTATTAATTGAAACAAATGATATTGGCCAGCAGGTATGTGACATACTTCATCATGACTTGGAGTACGATAATGTATTAACAACCGCCAGTGATCCTAAGTCTGGTGTTCAAGTTTTATCATCAGGATTTGGTCAACAAACCAAGTTAGGTGTCAGAACAACAAAGCAAACAAAGAAGTTTGGATGTTCAAATCTAAAATCTTTAGTAGAAAACAACAAGCTACTATTAAACGATGATACAATCATATATGAATTAATGAGGTTTGTTGCTGTAAATAATTCATATGAAGCTGAAGATGGTAATGATGATACGGTAATGTGTTGTGTTATTTTTGCATGGATGACACAGCAAACATATTTCAAAGATCTGACTAATATAGATACTAGAAAGATACTTCAGGCAGAAAAACAACCTCAATTGGATGATGAGGTTATTCCATTCTTTGTTAGTACAGAAGATATGGACATCGATGCTAACACCGTGTTTTCAGTTAATAATGACAAATGGTTGATGTTTCCTTCATAAAACTGCAAATTTATAAATACTCCTTGCCTGAGTAAACTCTAATAATACAACGCTTTTTTTGAGGAGAAATGATATGCCATTTCAAGTTAGTCCTGGTGTAAATGTAACTGAAATCGACCTAACAACGGTAGTTCCTGCAGTATCGTCAACCGAAGGTGCGATTGGTGGTGTTTTTAGATGGGGTCCA